GTTTTCAACATTGACTTCAACTTATCAAGCAGAAGAAATGGCAGAGGTAATACTTAGAAGAAGTAGAGAGGCATTAACTTTAGGAATTAATGTTGACTTTAATGGTTACGATTTAGCGATTGGAGATATTGTAAATATTACACATTCAAGCATTGGTTTTTCTGCTAAACCTTTTAGAGTTCTTGGAATTACTTTTAACGAAGATTTAACAGTAGCATTATCTTTAGTAGAATATCAAGCTAGTCATTATACTTTTGCAACTAAAACTCAAGCACCAACAGTACCAGCTACTAATCTTCCTAATCCATATTCAGTACAAGCACCAGCAATATCATTATCAGATGAATTGCTTGAACTATTTGATGGTTCAGTAGTTTCTAAATTAATAGTTAATATTACAAGCACAGATTCATTTGTTAATGATTTTGAAGTTGAATACAAAGAATCTACTACAAGTTCATTTAGATTAATGCGTAGAGGTTCAAATAAAATTATAGAAAAATACCCTGTTAAAGAGGGTGTAATTTATGATGTAAGGTGTAGAGCAATAAATTCTTTTGGTGCTAAAAGTTCATTTACAACAGTACAACATGAAATTATAACTGCTTTTGACCCACCTGATGATGTAACCAATTATTCAATAGATGTTGTTGGAGATAAACTTCATCACACATTCGATGCAGTATCAAACTTAGATTTAGATTTTTATGAGATAAGATTTACTTCAGACACTACAGAAACACTTTATTCAAATACAACAATTCTTGTTCCAAGAATTGCAAGACCAGCAACTTCAGTTGTAACTCCATTTGTAGGAAGTGGAAAATACTTTATTAAAGCTGTAGATAAATTTAATATTAGATCAGCCAACGCAGATTCAGTTGTTATTTCAGATCAAGTTTTTGAGGGCTTTAAAGCTGTTCAAACAATTACAGAAGAAACAGCATTTGATGGAACTAAAACAGATTGTGTGGTTGTAGATAATAGTTTGATATTAGATACTTCAATAAACTTTGATAGTGCTACAGGAAACTTTGATGATGCTACAGGATTATTTGATGGTGGGTTTGGAAGTGTAAAATCTTCAGGTAGTTATGCTTTTAATACAGGGTTTGATTTTAGTAATAAGTTTAAATTTAAAGTATTATTAAATCAATTAAATGTAGATCACTTAGACTATATAGATAACTTTGATTCTCAATCAGGATTATTTGATTCTAAACAAGGATTATTTGATGGTGGAACAAGTCAAGCTATCTCAACTAATGTCCAACTACAAATATCTTTATCAGATGACAATGTAAATTTTGGTAGTTTTCAAAACTTTAAGTCAGGAGATTATGTTGCACGAGCAGTAAAATTCAAAGCACTATTAACTTCAAGCGATACAAGTGCAACTCCTAAAATAAACAATCTATCTTTAAAATTCGTTTTACCAACAGTTATTCAAGATGATTCTAATATATCATCAGGAACGGATACTGCTGGAAAATCAGTTACATTTACTAATGCTTTTTATCAAGTTCCGTCACTAACTGTAATTGGGCAAAACATGGCTACAGGAGATTTTTTCACAGTCACATCAAAAACTAGAACAGGATTTATTGTTGAATTTTTTAATAGTTCTGGTAGTACAGTTGATAGAACATTTGATTATCAAGCAAATGGAATAGGTACACAACAATAATATTGTAAATTTTTAAATATAAAGGTATATATTAAATATGGCACAACACGATTATACAATAGCTAATCAAGGCTTTCCAGCAACAAGAGCAGATATTAATAATGTTTTACAAGCAATAGCAACAAACAATACAGGAACATCAGCACCTACTACATTATATGCTGGTCAATTTTGGATAGACACAACTGCAACTACATGGGTTTTATACATACATGATGGAACAGATAATATTCAATTTGCACAAATAGACACTTCAGCAAATACAGTTAATTTTATAGATTCAGCTTTAGCAAATGATGTTGTTATTAATACATCAGGTGCAATTACAACAACAGGAGCTTTTACATCTGTTGGTATAGATGACAATGCTACTTCTACTGCTATGACTATTGATAGTAATGAAAATGTATTGGTGGGAACTACAAGTAATGCACCAGCACAAGATAATGTTACAGGAGTTTCTTTAAGACCAACCGATGCAAGTGAATTTTCTCAAGATGGAGAACTTGCACTTAATTTAAATAGAAAAACATCTAATGGAGAAATTTTAAGATTTAGAAAAGATGGTTCAGCAGTTGGTAGTATTGGTACAGACAGTACAGGAGATTTTGTAATTGATGGTTCTTCAGGTCATTCAGGAATAAGATTTAAAGATACTGTTTTAGTTCCAAAACAATCTGGTTCAGATGTAGATAATACTATTGATTTAGGTAAATCAGATAAAAGATTTAAAGACCTATACTTAGGTGGTGGTGCATTTATTGGCGGTACAAGTTCTAGTAATAAATTAGACGATTACGAAACTGGATTACATACTGTAACTGCTACTGATAGTGGTGGTGGTGCAACTATAACTATGAATACTAGTTTTGACCAACTTGCATATACAAAAATTGGGAGAGTTGTTCATATTCAAGGAGTTTTATTATTTGCTTCTATAAGTGGTTCTTTTTCTGGTTCTTTAACAATATCATTACCATTTACTTCTTCAAATGAAACAGATCAAGGTGGAAGAACTATTATGGGTGTTGGAACTCATAATGTAGATTTTACTAGTGGAACTCAAATTTATCTTAGCGTAGGAGAAAGTAGTTCAACTGCTACTTTAACAACACAAGGCGATAACATTGGTGGTGGAAATGGACAGCCTCAAGGTAGTGGTCAATTATATATTGGTGGAAGTTATATAGCTTAACAAAAACAAAGGAGACAACAATGACGATAAAAAAAGAAACACAGATTGGTAAAATTGAGGTAGTTGGAAAATACAAATCGGTTCAAGTAAGAACAGATACTGTAATTATCGAAGATGGCAACGAATTATCAAGACAGTATCATAGACATGCTTTGATGCCAGATGCAGATATATCTGCTGAACACTCAGAGGTTCAAGCAGTATGTAATGCAGTATGGACACAAGATGTTAAAGATGCTTATGCAACTTTTAAATCTGAACAAGAAACAATACTAGAATAAAAAAATTAATAAGGAGTAGTAATGTCAGATATTACAATAGATGGTAAAGAATATAAAAAAGACGAAATGTCTGAAGAACAAGTTTCAATCGTTGGAAAACTTGCAAACATACAACAATCAAAAAATAACCTTTTATCACAAGTTCAAGATTTAGAAATTTTAGCAGATGTTTATGTAGGTAAATTTAAAACTGCAACATCTAAAGAAATAGAAGAAAAACAATCTGAACAAAAATAATCTTTATGGAAATCTATGGAGAAATTTCTAAATATACTTAAACATTGGAGAAATAATTTATGGAAGAAATCAAAGAAAGAATTAAACAGCATGAGGGGTTTAGGGATACTGTGTATTCCGATAGTTTGGGTTTCGCTACTATTGGCTATGGTCATCTTGTACTACCCACTGACAATTTCGTTGAGGGTAATACTTATGACAAAGAAACTCTTGAAGAAGTTTTTGATAATGATTTTAAAATAGCATCAGATTCAGCTAGAGAATTATTACGAGATATAGAACATAATCATATTATATTTGGTGTCATTGTTGAAATGTGTTTCCAATTAGGCAAACCAAGAGTAATGAAGTTTAAGAAAATGTGGGAAGCACTAAAAAATAATGATCTTGAAACAGCATCAAAAGAAATGATAGACAGTAATTGGCACAAACAAACTACAAAAAGATGTGAAAGTTTGGCTAGTGTAATGAGAAATGCTAACAAATAGGAGAAGTTATGTTAACTAAAAAACAAAAAAAACTACCAATGGCTTTACAAAAAGCTATTATGAAGAAACAAAAAAAAACTAAAAAAAGGAAAAAATAATGCCATATCATAAAGGTTCTCACTCAGGTGGGATGAAAAAGAAAAAAAAGAAAAAGAAAAAGAATAAGAAGAAGTAAATGGTAAAAGTAGCATCAATCACAGGAATTATTAAAGGTTTAAAACCTAGACAGCAAAAGACTATGAAAAGTCATGCTAGACACCACTCACTAAAGCATATGCGATCTATGGCTAATGCTATGAAAAAGGGTGCTACTTTTTCTTCTGCACATACTAAAGCTATGAG